ATTCGCAATGCGCAAAAGCAGGCACGAGCGGCTGCGGAGTCCGAAGCCGAGCGGGCTCGAATTCTGATGCCCATTCAGGACCAGGCTGCTCAGATTGCATTGCGCAATGAAGAAGCCCGCCAGCAAATGCTGACTCGGATTGCAGGCGACCAGGCCATACAGCGCGCAATGGCAGAGGGTCTGTTAGCTCAACAGGCCTACGGAGCACAACAGCAATTAGCAATGACCCAGGCAATACTGGGAGGAGCTTGAAATGAAAGTCGCAGAGGCCTACTTAGCCAGCTCCCGCCCGGTAGCACCGGTCCCGGGATTCGGCGATGTACTTAGCACGGCGGGCATGAATAGACTGGCAGCAATCCCCGCCGACAATGCAAAGATCGCAGCCCAACTCGCTGCCGCCACCCTGGGCGAGGTTGGCGCCACGGAGCGAGTGCAGCGCAACCTAGACGCCATCCGCTCGGAGAACGACCTAACTCGTCGAACCGATCGAAGGCTGGCCGGGGCGCGGATGGCGTCGCAGTTACTGCAGTCGGCTTTCCCGATGGAAGGGGCGGCTGGTGTGGAGGTGGGTGACCCGTTAGCCCTACTAGCCAAACTTAGGAATCACTCGTTCGCTGAACGGAATAAGCGAGCTAGTGACCTCTTGCGCAGTAGCACGTATGCTGAGGAGGTGCTAAAGAGGCTTGGTTGAGATCCCTAGAATCATGTCACGGCAAAAGGCGTCCGACTGATGGCGAATCAAGCAACCAATATCTTTGAGGCGATCGGTCAGAACCTCTATAACAGTGCCTATTCAGGGCTTACTGGAAAGCCGATCCCCGGTAGCACAGAAGCAGTCCAGGCAGAGATCCAAAAGCAGACTCTCGAGAAACAGTTAGCAGATCTCAAGAAGGATCCAAGTGACCCCAAGGCCTTGGAACGGGTCTTACAGGGCATGCGGGGCGTGCAAGCGCTAACCCTGAAAGGGAAGCAAGCAGACCAAGCGCTCAACATGCAATTCTTGGGCGCCGATACCCTCCTTGATGCTCGAACCAGGACCACCGAAGAGGACACCAGCCAATCGATCAGGAAAGAGCAAGCTGGGACGCAAAATGAGATAAACCTCTTTGACGCCAAAACTGGACGCCAACGAGAAATCCTTGGGGATATAACAGGGCAAGAGCTTAAGCTTGCGGAACACGATACCAAGAGCCTTGAACAGGTGCTCAAGTTCTATGCGGCTGCTCATGACAAGAACTTACGAGCGCAAGCGGATGCGAGAAAGCCAAATATCGGCGCCCTGCTCGCCGGTCTTGGTGCGACAGCAGCCACTCTCTTCTCTTAGAGGCCGGAGCAATGCCATCCTTTGCTAACAAGGTTCGCGGTAATCAAAACCTGAAAAGCGCCGCACGAAGCCTCGGTATGAAGCCCGGGCAAGTGAAGTCGCGCTCAGACATCAACAAGGTGCGGCAAGAGGCCAGGAGTCGTGCAAGCGCTGCCACGGGATCAGGCTCCTCCAGCAGCGGCGGGACGGGACTGCCCACTGCTATAGGTAAAACGTCTTACACGCCGGCCACTACTGGCGGAAGCTACGTTAATTCAGGGCTGGGAACGATAGGTAGCTTACTTGACAAGTATGGCCGCAATGAGACGATTGCGGGTATGGGCGTTGGCACGATCTTTGATATCGGTCGCACGCAGGCGAACACCGGCCTAGCGATTGCATATAACGATGCATTCCTGGGATCTTTAGGCAACTACCAGTCGGGCCAAGAAAATCTACGTTCGGCAAATGCTTCCAAGCTGATGGCGCAAGAGGGGGCGATTGCGCGCGATCTGATGGATCTGACCACTGGCAGGCAGCTTGAAGGCGTGAGATATGGATACGACAGTCAAGAGCGTCAGATCGGCCTCACTGGCCAGCAGGAGCGCCTGAATATCGGAGCCACTGGCCAGCAAGAGCGGATGAACATGACCCAGAAGGGACTAGAGGAACGGAAGCTTCGCGCAGATGCTCGAGGCGCGGTACGTTCACAAGGAGCACGTTTCTACGGTTGATGGCGAATCACGGCGAAGGCCCAGTCGCAGTTTTCCTTGCAGCGCTCGATGATGATCGCAGGGAAGGGTTCCTGAACTACGCCGAAAACACGTACTCCGTCTACGAGATCTGGCTCTACGCAAGCGTCCTGGGCTACAGCGAAAGCTTTACGGCGCTAGAGAAGTGGCTCAACAAGCACTACCGCAAACTGAACAAGCGAGAGCTCCTACTTGCGGAAGCCTGCAAGCTAGAGGCTGACGTGGACTTCTTGCGGCAACAGGTGCAGGCGGATCTTGTCAAGCCTGATGCGGCGGCGAGTCGGATCGCTCACTTATCCAAGGAATTACGGGGGCACCTGAGCGAGATCGACAAGATGACCCGGGCGACGGACCGCAAGGGCTTGATCCTCGCCGGCGCTGATGCGGCAATGCGCCACCTGCGGGTGATCTTCAAGGACAACGACGATGTAACTGCTGCGCTGGACTCAGCGTTCGAGGCCGTCTGGGCACAACTCGACACAGACAGGTAGCGCGGGAAAGTTTGCCGCCATCGCGTGTAAGGCGGCCCCGTGAATAGTGAGAAACATGTAGATTGGAAGGCATGGCAGGCGTTTCGATTGCCCTGGCGCGCAAACGCAGTGCGCTGAAAGCGGCCAAGAGTATTCAGAAGCAGCCCGAGGTCGTGGTTGAGGAGCCAGTGATTCCTCCTCACGTCCTGAAGGCGCGCGACAACTTCGGCTACTTCTGTGAGCTGATGGGCAAGCCCCCTGCCCGTCATATGAAGGAATGGCACAAGGCATTCCTGACGGGCGAGAGCAACGAACACCTGTTGGATATTGCAGGGCCAAACACATGTCTACTTAGCCCGCGCGGCAGTGCAAAGTCGACAGTACTTGGCATGTTACTGGGGTGGCTCATCGGACGCCACGCACTTGCCAAGAAATTGCTAAGGATACTCTACGTTTCGTACAACATAGACGTGGCCCGCAATAAGAGCGCGGCAATCAAGAATTTAATCTGCTCTAAGACTTATCAGGAAATCTTCCCGTGCGTTCGCCTGTCAAAGACTCGGACCTCGGATGAGTTGTGGAGCATTGACTGGGACTACGCGGAAGTGGACGTCCGCGGCGAGGACGCCTTCACTATTGCCTGCGCTGGCCTGAAGGGTACGATCACCTCCAAGCGCAGCTCGCTGATCGTGGTCGATGACGCCATCAAGAGTGCAGCTTCGATCGCTAATCCCGACATTCGCCGGGAGATGGAAACGAACTGGACCAACGTGATCGTGCCGACCATGTTCCAAGGAGCGCGCGCCATCGCCCTCGGGACGCGGTTTCACTTCGATGACCTCTTCGCGACGATCTTCACCGAGAAGAAGGGCTGGAAGACAGTGATCCAAGCCGCCCTGCGCTACGACGAAGACGGCCGTCCGAAGTCGTACTGGCCGGAGATGTGGTCAACGAAGTACCTGCTGAAGCTCCAGCAGGATGATCGCATCGCCTTCTCCTACCAGTATCTCAACCAACCGGTGCGCTCCACTGAGCTTGGCGTGAGTCCAGAGCTGTTTGTTCGGGGCGAGGTACCGGACACCTACGACATGGTCGGGGTAGGTATTGACCTCTCCGCTGGTATGAGCGAGCGGAATGACTGGACCGTGTTCACATTGGCCGGCCGGCTGGACGACAAGTGCTACATCATCGACTACCGCCGGATGCGCTCGATGGGCAACATTGAGAAGGTCGAGGCGCTGTGCGAGCTCCTGATGGAATGGAACCTGCTGGCCACTAATGACGAGGGGCAGTACTTCCCCACGAACTCACCGGTCACAATCTGGCCGGAGGTGGTGGCGTACCAAAAGAGTTTCGAAGGGGACCTTAAGCGAATCCTGTTCAACGAGTGGCAGCTCTACAACCTGAATATCTCGCCGGTGAAAGGGTTCCGAGGCGACAAACTGGCCAGACTGCGCGGGATCCTGGGCCTGTTCCAGACCAAGAAGATCATTTTCAACAAGTACCGCGACTTCAGCTACATGATCGACGAAATCACGAACTTCGGTCATAGCCCGCACGATGACTGCGCCGACAGCCTCAATATCGTGGTGCAGGGGCTCATGAAGCGCGGGGCTGCACAGATCGAATGGACCTAAACTAGATCCATGAGCCAACCCAAAACAGAGCGATTCCGCCGCATCCTAGAGGCCGCGCGCAAGCGTGACGGAGCGGCTGGCGTCGACACAATGGTGGTCAATTCGCATCTCGCGCAGATGCGGCTGTTCATGCTGCGCCAGGGGCTTGAGTTCTTCCCTGCGCAGGACACCTTTGGTTTCCGCAAGAGCTTCTTAGCAGCGCTGATCGAGGAAAACGAGATCGACGCCAGGCTGGAAGGCATCATCGACGACTTCCTGCTGGACGGCAAAGGCTTGTGGTATTTCAGGCCGGTGGAGGACACCTACCGGCTGATGTGGTTCAGTAAGGATAATTACCGCGCCTATTACGACGCCGCCGGGCAACTGGAAGAGGTAGAGCTGATCTATAGCTTCACGGTGCGGGACGGCATTGGAGCGCTGGGTACAACACCGACAGGAGACGGGGGCTCGCTGCGTTACGTCAAGCTGCAGGTCAGGCGCGACACGATCAAGGAGTCGATCACCACGGAAAAGCCCAGCTTTGACGTAGGCGTGACGACAATGACTTACGCGCCGAACAGTACGCGGACGCTGCGCAATAGCTTGGGCTTCATCCCAGCAGTCGAAGCGTTCAACAACATGCGATCCACCGGCATGGACGCCAGTGGGGAGTTTGACTGGTTGGCGGATCACATCGTTACGCACGACGATCTGATTCGCAATATCAGAGCGAACATCACCTTCTACGGCAACCCGACACTGGTTTCTAGCCGCCCGAAGCAGGATCTCGTTGAATCTGGCGACGGCGAAGATCTCAGGCCGACGATCAGCTCCCAGGCTGGGTTCTACGCAGCAAACCGCCCCTCTACGCGGCTCAGTTCACCACTGGGCGCAGGTGGTGGTGGCGGTGTCAAGGTGCCACGGATCATTGCCAACATCGAGGCAACAGACCGAGTTGCATACATTACGCCTGATGCCGTATCTGGCGACCAGAATCTGTACGCCCGGCAGTACCGCGAGGAACTACGTAACGCCCTAGGCGGCGTCGATGAGCTTGGCATCAGCTCCGGTGCAACGGCCTATGAAATCAAATCGCTGTATGGCCGCGCCGCGACGACCGCCGCTCGGAAATGTCGTGGTTTGCTGACATACGGCTTGTGTAAGTTGCTGGCGCTGGTGATCTTCCACGAGGAGAAGATCTTCCGGGATTCTTTCGCCGCCGCCGTTGGTCTCGAACCCCCGCCGGTTCCCCTGCGCGAAGAGTTCCCCGATGAAGAGCAATATCGAGAAGCAGTCGGTGCATTCCGCGATACCTACGCGCAATTCGAGCAGGCTCTTGAAGCGCAAATCGGAGAAGCGGTACAAGCCAGGGAATTGCCGCCCGGTGTAGTCGGCCTGATCCCTGATGGCGACCGCAAAATCGAATGGCGCTGGAAAGGTCCCGTCTTTGAAGACTCCACAGAAGATATACTGAACTCAAGCATTGTTGTGCGCAACCTGCAGGAGCTCGGTGTCAATAGCATCGAAGCCCTGCGGTATCTCTTCCCGGATAAAACCGACGAAGAACGCAGCGCAATGCTCAGTGGCTATCCATTCCGAATGGCCCAAGCCACTCAGCAAAGCATTGGCACCTTCCTGTCGCTGATTCAAAACATGCGACAGATCCCGCACCCGCAGGCTCCGGATCTCCCCCTGCTCGCGGACCCCAAGCTCGATCTGACTCCGTATGTCTATCGAGCCCTCGAATTCCTCAAGAGAGAACTGACCTATGCAGGACAGTACAACGATGGCGACGGCAGTGGCGACCCCGCAGCCCTCGATCCCATCCAGCGTGGCCGCGCCGACCGCGGTCTCGCCGTCGATGCAACAGACGGCCCAACCTTCGTACCAGACAGCACAGCCCCAGGCTCCGGCCTACTCCCCGGAAGCGCCGGTTTCGGTGCCTCAGGAGAACCCGTGGCAGTCGGCGTACCAGGGGCTGCTCGCCAGCTTGAACGCGACGCAGCAATCCCAGCCCCAGGCGTCCTACTCGGCTCCGACCCAACAGGCAGCGCCTATCCCGGCGGCTTATCTGCAGGCACAGCCGACCTACCAGGCGGCTCCCTCCGTTACGGCGCCGCTGACCTCAGCGTTCCCACAAACGGCGGCCTATTCCCAGGCGATGCCGGCACAGGCCCCGAGCTACAGCAACGAGCCGAGCGCACCCGCGAGCGACGAGTATCTGCAAAGCGTCAGCAGCGAAAGTCTTGAGGTTCTCCAGCACTTCGGCGCTGAAGCCCCCGCACTGCTGAATCGCTACGCCTGCGTCGTCGAAGACGCCCTGCTGGCCCAGGCGCAGCAAACCGCTCAGGCCATGCAGCAACTGCAGACGATCCAAGGTCAACTGCAGAACTCGCACACCGTGATCGAGGCCGCTGCTGAGGACAACGCTGCGTATCACACGCTGCTGACCAATCCTGATGTGCTCGCTGAGTATGTCAACGAGTTCTTCGGTCCCGAAGGTCCCTATCCCACCGAACTGCCTCAGGATCGCCTCGCCGCCGAAGTAGCCGCGAACGAGCGCCGCTTTGCTCCCCCTGCTGCGTCCTATCAGCGCCCGCAGATGGAGATGCCCGCACCTGACGTGCAGGCCACCAATGGCGGCGGCGATGATTTCTGGGCCACCTTCTCTGCAATCAGCGAGCGCAATCCCGCCGCTGCATGGCAGATGCTGAGCCAGGCTTCTCCTGAGGCCCTGCGCAGCAAGGTGCTGGTCTCTGAAGGCTGATTAAGGGGGGAACGTCATGGCACGGATGCCCGCTGGTTACAGCTTGAATGGCGGACTAGCTTTTCAGGGTGCACCCGCTCACGGTAATCCCGTTGCTCGTGAACTCGAGAGCGGCCCATCGATGAGCCAGGTCGTGCAGGCCACGCAGCAGGAGACCACACGTCAAATGACGCGAGCAGAAGCGCAGGCTTCTCAGATGGCTGTCGCTGCAAAGAACGCAATGCACCGGATGATCCTCGCGGAAGATCCGAATGCACTAGGCGGACTGAAGGCCATTGCTGCGGATCGCAGGATCCCTGCGAACATTGGCCTTGGTTGAACGTCGTTAGATTAGGGCTACTGCGTCAAACGTGAATGCGTTTAGCGGGTAGCCCCGAGTTGTTCGATGCCCTGGTTCGGCAATACGCCGGCCGGGGCATTCCTCGTGAAGCAGCTCAGCACCTAGCCGCTGAAGTTACGGCGGGTGAGCAATCACTCGATAGCCGTCTTGACGCATTCTTCGGGTTGTACGAGTTGCTGCAATCGAAGGGTTACAGC